CTGGTTAAAATGCGCCGCCGTGGTGTGCTTATTGACCAAGACAGGCTTGATGGGGTTGACATGTGGTCGCTGGAACAGGAGTCTGAATGCCTTGCCAAAGTTAAGCACATAACAGGCATTGAAATCCGAGTTGGGGATGTATGGAAGGCCGAAGCCCTCGCCCCTGCCTTGGAATATATTGGGATAAAAATTGAGAGAACTGCCAAGACAAACAAGCCAAGCATAAGGGCAGACATATTGGACGAAATTGACCACCCTGTAGCCGACGCCCTGCTATGGGCACGCAAAGTCAACAAGCTGCGCACCACATTCTCAACCTCGGTTCGTAGGTATATGGTGAATGGGAGAATTCACTGCACCCTGAATCAGTTGCCAGTTGATAAAGGTGATGACAGCGGCGGCGTTAAGGGTGCGCGGTACGGGAGATTGAGTTGCCAAGACCCTAACCTACAGCAACAACCAAGCCGAGATGAGTTTGCTAAGATGTGGCGTGGGATTTACCGCCCTGAAGCTGGAATGCAGTGGGCAAGTTGTGACTACAGCCAGCAAGAACCAAGGATGCTGATACACTATGCGGAACTCTGCAAACTACCAAAGGCCGCCCAAGCCGCCGACCAGTACCGCAGCGACCCCGAAACAGACAATCATCAGTTGATGGCAGAGATGGCAGGCATTGAAAGAAAGCCTGCTAAGGAATTGTTTCTCGGGAAATGTTATGGCATGGGCGGCGCAAAGCTATGTACGAAATTAGGACTGCCCACCCGATGGGGTGTATTCTTCTACGGACAGAAAAAACAGGCACAATATTTTGAAAACCCCGAAGCGGCTTGGGAACTGGCACGCAACGAGGGCGGCAAAGCCTTTGAAGTTGCAGGGGTCGAGGGGCAGCAAATTATTGATAAGTTTGATAAGGAATTGCCGTTTGTTGGTAAACTTGCCAAGGACTGCCAAGACAGGGCACGGAAAAAAGGCGTTATCGTGACAGTTGGGAACAGGCATTGTCACTTTCCGATTGATAATAATGGTCAATACGACTGGACACACAAGGCACTGAACCGCCTGATACAAGGTAGCAGCGCAGACCAGACCAAACGAGCACTCGTGGAAGTTGACAAGGCTGGTCACTATTTGCAATTACAGGTTCATGACGAACTGTGTTTGTCGGTTAAAGACCCCGACGAAGCCGAAGCAGTTGCTGAAATTATGCGGACATGTGTGCCGTTAAACGTGCCGTCAAAAGTTGATGTAGAAATTGGCGCAAGCTGGGGAGAGAGTATGTAATGGAAGAAAGTTTAAGAGACCGCAGAATTAAGCGTGATATGTGGTATCTAACACAGGCGCAGCTCCATTCGTTGCCGAGTAAAGACCCCTCAACAAAATGCGGATGTATTATTGTCCACCCTGACCACGGCATAGTCGCAGGGGGTTGGAATAAATTTCCAAAGGGGATGCGCCCTGTTAAGGAATTACTTGACAACCGAGATGAGAAATACAGCCGTACAATCCATTCCGAAATGATGGCTCTTAACAATGCAGGCCACGACGCAAGAGGTTCGGTGATGTATTCATGGCCTTTCTTGCCCTGTGACCGCTGTGCCGTCCACGTCGTTGAGGCTGGTATAAAACTCGTGGTTACGGTAGAGACAGCACCAGAAATATTGGAAAGGTGGTCAGAAAGTTATGAACGAGCTAAAAAGTATTTTTCAGAGACAAGGGTAAAGGTTAGAATCTATGAGCGAGAAACATATGCGGCGGCGCGTGATCAATTGCTTGAAGCCCTTGGACGCAATAGCGGTTGAAAACAGTGCCTATCCTGGAACTCCTGACGTAAACTTCGTTGAAGGTTGGTTGGAATTAAAACAACTGGAGGAATGGCCTAAAAGACCAGACACACCAGTCACGATAGAGCACTTTACGGCTCAACAAAGGGTATGGCTCATTCGCAGGTGGCGCAAGCGGGGAAATGCTTTCCTACTGTTAAGGGTAGGGCAGGAGTGGTTCTTGTTTGATGGTGAAACGGCTGCGACACATGTTGGCAAGGTAAACAGAATTGAGCTGATTAGGTTATCGCTTGAATATTGGCCGAGAGGCTTAAAAGGAAAGGAGCTTTTATATTGTCTGAAATCCAGAAATTAACAGCGAACGAGCAACTCTTTTTATATCGTCGTAGGCTCGGCCTTACTCAAAAAGAAATGGCGGCAAAGTATAATCTCAGTGTGAAGACCTACCAACGACAGGAGGCGGGGAGACAACCGACAGAGCTGAAAGTAGAAGCCCCTATAAAGGTTAAAGACCTAAAACATGCTGAACGCTGTGTGCTGTACCGCCGCAGGTGTGAAAAGACACAGAGAGAAGTCGCAGAAGAAATGGGAATGTGCCGCTACTATGTAAATCAAATGGAGCTAGGGAATTTTCCACCCGACACTCTCCTATGGTATTGGGAGCAATAAATGCAGGGCGATAGCAAAAAGGCGATAGAATTTCTTAAGAAGGTGCAGCCTCACGGCCTTTGGGCTTTGACTGCCATTGCTCTAGATCGGAAAGCACTTTCGACGGAGACGTTTAGCCCAAGTGAAGAAGTTGCCTGCCTTGCATGGATAGAACGATACAACGGCAAACGGAACATTTATTGGCACGTGAACCCCGTGCGCCACATGGTACGCAAGAAAGCAGAGCGCGAGGATATCAAGGAAGTTATCCAGCTCCATGTCGACATTGACCCACGGGCAGGCGAAAGCCTTGAGGAAGAACGACCCCGCATACTTAAACAGATTGAAGAACCGCCCCTCGGCATACCACGTCCAACCACTGTTATTTTTAGCGGCGGCGGTTATCAGGCATTTTGGAAGCTGCGTGAACCCATACCGATCAACGGCGAGTTATCGGCTGCGGAAGATGCAAAGCTGTATAATATGCACATTGAGCGGGCATTCGTGGCCGACAACTGCCACAACATTGACCGCCTGATGCGCTTGGTTGGTACGGTGAACATACCAGACGCCAAGAAAAAGAAGAAAGGCCGTGTTGAAACGGTTGCTGAATTGGTATGGCATGATGAAAAGCTGGTTTATGATATCAGTGAATTTCCAAAGGCCGTACAGGTGCAAATGACAGGCGAGGGCGGCGGGTTTAGTTCGGCCGCTAAAACTGTAGAAGTATCAGGAAACGTGCAGCGCATTACAGACGTAGATGAGCTGAATGAATGGAATGTTCCAGAACGAGTCAAGGTTATAATCGTACAGGGTAATGACCCTGACAACCCAAAAGCTGATGACAATAGCCGCAGCTCGTGGCTCTTTGATTGTATTTGCCAACTGGTGCGGGCAGACGTCCCTGATGATATTATTTTCGGCATTATTACCGACAAAGACTTTAAGATCGCTGAGTCCGTCCTAGAGATGAACAATAATGCGGAGAAATACGCCATACGGCAAATTGAACGCGCTAAGGAATGGGTCATTGAGCCACAGCTCCGCGAATTAAATGAACGCCATGCGGTTATCTCAACCATTGGAGGCAAATGCCGCATAATTGAAGAGGTGATGGATCATGCGCTTGGCAGGCCGCAGCTTGCACGGCAATCCTTTGAGGATTTCAGAAACAGGTACAGCAACAAAAAAGTTCAGGTCGGGATAGACGAAAAGACAGGATTCCCGATTAAAGTTGCTCTTGGGAAATGGTGGATTAATCACCCTTTACGCAGGCAGTATGAAACGATTGTATTTGCCCCGAACCGTGAAATCCCGGATGCCTATAACCTTTGGAAAGGCTATGCCTGTGACGCCATTGAAGGAGACTGTAGTTTATTCCTTAACCACGTCAAGAATAACGTATGCAGTGGAAACGAGGAATATTACACCTATGTTCTTGGATGGATGGCGCGGTGCGTACAGCAACCCGACAGTCCGGGACAGGTGGCTCTTGTTATGCGCGGCGGCATGGGTACGGGGAAATCATTTTTTGCGAAGCAGTTTGGCTCCCTTTTTGGGCGTCATTTCATGCAAGTCGCAGACCCTAAGCACTTAGTCGGGAGCTTTAACGCCCATCTTCGTGACTGTGTTGTGTTATTCGGTGACGAGGCTTTTTTCGCAGGAGATAAAAAACACGAGAGCACGCTTAGAACCCTTATTACGGAAGAAACAATTACGATTGAGGCTAAGGGGATAAACGCTGAAAACTCACCGAACTATATGCACGTCATCCTCGCTTCAAATAAAAGCTGGATTGTGCCAGCGGGGGCAGATGAGCGGCGGTTCTTTGTTTTGGATGTTGGTAGTGCGGAAAAGCAGAACACAAGCTATTTCAGGAAGATTGCGGCACAGATGAATGAAGGGGGCAGAGAAGCCCTATTGTATTACCTACAGAATTACCCCCTTGCTGATTTTGAAGTCCGAAATGTGCCCAAAACAGAGGCATTACATGAGCAAAAATTACTTTCACTGACACCTGAGGAAGAGTGGTGGTATAACAAGTTGATGGAAGGTGCGATCTTTAAGAACAGTGATGACTGGGAAAAAGAAGTTGTGAAAGAGGCAGTGTTTGATGATTATGTGGATTACATGCGCCAAGCTAACACAATGCGCCGCGCCAATAAGACCACCCTTGCGCGGTTCTTGTTTAAGGTGAACCCCGAAACGAAGCAGTTTAGGCGTAACCAGATTGTTCAAGTACCGACGAATGACGGCTTCTTTAGGGAAGTGAATAAGCGGGTGCGCTTTTACAGCTTGCCAGATTTAAAAACAGCACGTGAGAACTGGGAGAAGATATTTGGAAAGAATGTGTGGCCTGAAATCGTTACTGAGCAGGCTGAATTAGACATGGATAATGCACCGCCATTTTAATATGACTGATTTACCTAAAATTGTATTTGAAAGTTGTTGTCTTTTAGGTCAATCCTTGTTAAGGTGGGTTCATAGGTAAGGCAAACGGAAAAGGTTCAGACGATGCCCGTACAAATAGAATTCATAGAAAACCGCTACCATATTATATATGGGGTGCGTGACTTCGCTTTTGATAATTACTGTGATTATTTAGATTTTTTCGAGAACTGTTTTTTGGTGGGGTGGCCTACTGAAGAACAAACAAAACACTGAAGGAGACACCATGAGAACCACCATAGAAAAAGTTCGTAAATTCCATAAGGCTTTTAACCAGCGGGACAATAAAAAGCCGCAGGCGTTTGAGCTCACAAAGGACGATGCCGTACAAATGCAAGTAATGGCCGAGCAGCTTGAGGAGATTGCACAAAATTCCCTAGCCTTTGCCAAAGAGTTGAAGGAACTAGGGGCAAACGACGAACGCCCCTTTATGCGCGTTCACCTTATTGCTGAGGAACTTGCCGAATTGACAGCGGCTATCGCTGATCAGGATTTAACAGCTTGTCTTGATGCCCTGACAGACCTGCAATATGTTTTAGACGGGACTTACTTGGCTTTAGGGCTGCACAAGGTAAAAGAGAGAGCCTTTGACGAGGTACACCGCAGCAACATGAGCAAACTTGGTGAGGATGGCAAGCCTGTCCTTAACGAGGGAGGGCGTGTCCTCAAAGGTCCGAACTACTTCAAGCCAAACCTTGGATTAATTTTACAAACCTATAAGATGGAGCCAGAAGATGCCGCCTAAGCTAAAACACATGAACCCTGAAGACACCCCTGAATACGTGCGTGACTTCTTGGAAAAGATGAATGCAGACATAAAATCCACGATGCTGAATAATCTGGAATTATGGACTGAGAATGCGCCGCCCCACCTTAAAGGCGATATCCATCAGGTTCTTGGTTCTGCGTGTGTTTCTGTATTTGCTTCGCTTTTGGCGTCTCAGGTATTTTGTGGCACAGGTCACAACTATGAGGACTCGCGCCACATTTTAATCAGACTTATGAAGGCGCAGCTTGACTATATCCAAACTGACTTTGTAGCTGGAGGACATAGCCATGTGCATACTGAACACTAATGACGCGGCCTTTTGGTGGGTTGCTTTGTATTTTATTTTCGGAGTACTCATTGGCTTAACCCTGCAATCCATGCGCGAAAAGACACCCGTGCCAATGGTAGTTCTGATCTGCGTGCTGTGGCCTATACCGTTTATGATGGCAATGTGGCAAATAGTACAGGAGAACAGGAAGTCATGATAACTGAAGACAAAGACTTTGAAGGCTGGTGGGATGTTCAGTGCGACTGGTGTTCGTGGTACACACAAGTAGAAGCCGTTGGATTTACGGAGGCGGTGGCTAAGGTAAAGGAAAGAACAAGTTTCACTATACAGACTGATAAAGATGGAGATTGGGAACATGTGTGCAGAAGTTGCATTGAAAAAGAACAAACAGGTACAGTCGGTCACAACGGCTGGTGAAAATGTATTTGCGATTGCATTGGCGCGGCGCAGCTTTGAGACTATGCCAAGGGCAGAGAAAAAGGTTGTAGTAGAGCAATGCCTGCAAATGGGAATTGATGTCATAGAGGTAAGGGCACAGGCTACAGATACGACACGCCTGATGGCTATGTCTGTCCTGAGGGATTACTTTACCCCGATTGACATTGGTAAGCTGATACGCGACGATATTTTGGAGAAAGAGAATGCCCCCTAAGCTAACAGTGATATCAGGTAACGGCACACCACCCACTGATCAAGAATTAGTAAAATTTCTTGAGGATAGGCTTGCCGACGCCAAGGCGGGGAGGATTTTAGGGGTGGCCTTTGTTGCGATACATGTTGACGGAGCTGTGGGTTCGGGATGGACAACAGGGTTAAACGAGAACGTCTTTGCCGCAGTAGGGGCAATGGAGCACATTAAGCAGAAATTTATGGAGGATCGTATTGAATAATAAACACACCACACAGCACCACAACTCAGGCCGCGAGAAAACACGGCGCGAAGAACGCAAGCAATTTCTTGCCAAAATATCTGACGTATGCCGTGAACATGGCGGCGCAGTGTCAGCGGGCAAGGGTATCGTCATCGTCGACACGAAGAAATACAAGGTTACGGAACGCAAAAAGAAGTAGAAGATTTATTTTGTTGTCTTTTAGGTCAACTCTTGCTACTTTAGG